ATGGTAAAAATCTTATTTTTACTAAGTTTATTTTTCTCTTCAATTGCATCTGCAATATCTGTATCGAAAGACAATTATGACTTAGCATATTTCGGGCAAGACGCGAAAGTTATTCCTAAAAGGTCTGACTTTACGGTACATTTGTATGTTGCGTTAACTGATGAAGATATGCAAGCTTTATGGAAAGAATTTAATAAAGATCCTGATAAAAAAAGTTGGCATGTAAAAGGATTTGCACTAGTAAACGAAGAAACGGCTAAATGTATTGTTGTTATTCCACCACCAAGTAGTTGGGATGATAGAGAAACATTAGCAATCCTTGGTCATGAAATACTTCATTGTACTGGAGCAGTTCATCCAAAACCTCTTGATGCTAACCAATAATTCTTGGTCCGTTTAATATTTTTCCAAAAGTTTCAAAATATGTGCGGGCAACCATTTGATTATCCGCATTAGTTGTCATATCTCTTGGAATACCATCAATTAAAATTTTAGCTTTCCAAATATACATTATATTTCTTCTATACTAATTATTGTATTTTTGAGAATATCTTCGTATTCTCCTTTTTGTTTTTCTACAACTATTCTATCACTTTGTTCGTTAACCCAATTAACAACAACTCCTTCGACAGATAATTCTTTACCAGTTTTCCAATGTTTAAATTTTACTTTTTGCATCTTTTTCGCAGTATTTTTCTTGCTGTGTAAAAAAGTCTTCTTCTTCCCAATCTGGAGCTGAAGTAAATTCAATTATCTTTCCAGTTCTTCTACTATAAACTCCTTTATCAGTAACAACTATATTTTGATCAATATATAAAATTTCATCACCATAACTATCATCAAATGCATTTATAACCGTAGCTTCTGATGCAAATGATATTAGAAAAAATAATGTTATAATAAAAAATTTATACATAAAATTATTTATTTTTAACCCAATTTAAACTACACTCGGCACTACAAAAAAATATTTGTCTATCATACGTGTGATAAACTGGGCTAAAAATTGTTTTATTACAAACGGCGCAATTATGCATCTAATGCTGTTGTACTACTGCCCATAACAGCTTCTGCAAAAGACATAAATTCTTCGTTCTTAGCTGCTTCTTGAGCAAGGTTAGATGCATGAAAAATTCTTGCAAGTTTATTAAAGTCTTTTTTAGGAACTCCACAATCTTCAAGAACTTTATCACCAATTGCTTTTTGATGATCTTTTTCTGCTTCAACTCTTGTCATAGAATTTGACATTTCTTGTAAAGCATCTTGAATTACTTTACGAGTATCAGGAGTAATAACCTGTGGTAACATTGTATCCATAATATATTCCTTATTATTTTGCCGCTTTACGAGCTGCTTTTGTTTCTGAAATTTCTTTTCTGCGAGCTTTTACAGCGTTAGCCATTTCTTGAAGAGCTTTACGTGCTCTTGTACCAGCTGCACCATTGCCACCTTCAAATTTTTCGTTCTCCATAAGAAAAGTATCCATTGCTTCTTTTAAAGCGTTTGTTGTTTCACTCATTTTTTTCTCCGGTTAAAGCTCACCATCTTCACGCATTTTTGCACGAATTTTGGTTGCGCTAATATTGTGAATTTCTTCACCCAAATCATGCTGAGTAAATGTATACCCAACACCTCTACCATAGCTAATATCGACAATATTTGGAACACAAATAATAATATATTCGTATCCATTGCGATAGCCGTGTTTTTCTAATGCCTTTTCGATGTTTTCTACTACAATAATTTCACCAAAAGGATTATCAGTTTGTTCACAAGTTCTGCCATCACCAGCATCACCATCATAATTGTAAACGTCTCGAACCATAATACACACTTGACCAGTTTCTAACAATGCTTTCTTAAACAATGCTGTGTGACCGTCATGCCAAGGTTGCCAACGTCCTAACATTTGTGCTGTAGGTTTTTTATAATCAAACATTAATTAACCTCTTAATAGTATTTGACAATTCTTTAATCTCTTCATCTGTTAAATGAGAGTCTACTTTAAATGTAATATGCTCAGGAGGTTGAAACATTTGATTAGTATCTTCAAATCTTCCTTCTTTAATAGTATCTACCCAAATAACAAGATCTGCATCAAATTCATGTCGCGTCTTTTTAGTTGGACAAACAAAATCGCATATTACTAATCTTCCATTTTCTTTTTCATAATCTGCTATATTACGCATTCGTTTAGATTGTCGATCTCTTCCTTCTAAACTAAAATCCCAATCATTTGCTTGAGAGCGAATTTTATCTGCATTAAACCATGCACAATCTAAATTTTTTTGTAATCGTTGAGCCAGGTGAGTTTTACCTGCTCCAGGTAGACCCATTACCAAAATTTTCATCTAATATCTTTCCTCTGTAAAAAACCAACCAACAAATAGAGAAATAGTATATGTTGCAGCATGCAATGCTAATCCGCCTGCTAAAAAATACCACTCATTCATATATAATATATATGCAACTGCGCCATTAGTTAATTGTGATGTAAATTGTGATAGAATTTCAAACTTAGGATTACTAGCGAATTCAGCAATATCTGCAGTTCCTAATAATGATCCGACTCCAAATACATGTATAAAGATATGCCAAAATGCTAATCCTAAAGCACCAAACATAAACTCAAAGTCGCCAGTACCGACATATAATGCCATACTGGCGATATTAATTCCTGTTGTAATAGTCATTAATATATTGAGTGAGGCAGCTTACGCTGCCTCCGCTAATTCAATAGCTAGATCTAGAGCTTCAACTTTACGTTTAGCATTAGAACCAAACCAAGCAGAAGTCATGCGAGTATCAGTCGAGCGTCCTAGTTCGTGGTCAGCCATATAGGTAACCGCGTTATAGGCATTCCACCAGGTGCCGGGACGGAAATTGTCGCCCGGCTGATCCTCAACTCTCGCCATTGCTAGTTCAGCAGTGGGAGATAGAATACGATCTTCGCGAGTACTTTCGCCAAAGACCTGACCAAAGAAGCGCTCTAAGCTAGCGGCGTCGTAGCGTTTAGAACCGAGGAACTCGGCTGCTTCTTTGAATTTCTGGACTCTATTGTGAGAGAGACCCAGAACCTCTTTAACCTTTTCAGGGTTAAACTCATTTCTGTGATTCAATCGAATTGAAGGCTGTCCTTTTTCAGTAAGTGCAACAGCAAGTGTATTATTACAAACAACACGTTCCATTACAAACTTAATATCAACAGACTTTCCATATTGATGTGGATTCGAGAATAGCAGATATCCTTTTACTTCATCACCATTAAATAGTGAGAAACCATCTTTAACATCAGCAAGAGCCCATACGATTTGTCCACCTTTAAGTGAACCGGCAGTATCCATAATCATATCGCCAGAGCTAACAAATTCTTTAAAGAAATCGAAAGCCTCTGCATTTTGGACAGGGTTCCAACCTTTACCAACGTTAGTTAGAATTTTTCCATCAGTAGAACGAACTAGCGCTTGTTGGCCAGTTGGTAGTTCTTTATTATTATGTGTATAGAATGTATCAACTTTTGATACTTCCCAATCAAGTCCTGCAGTAATCATCATTTCTTCAGGAGTCATATCGTCACTAACTGGAGTACCATATCCATGCCAAGGTTTACCCTTAGATTCACGGTAAGCCATTTGAGCAACGCCATCTACAAATTCAAGTTCATGTGCCATTTTTTTTCCTTTTTTATTTAACTTACTATATTATTATACATCATTTTAAAAGATATGTCAACTGTTTTTTTAAACATATCCTCTTTTATCACCATAACGATCGAAATACTTCCAACCTTCTCCGTCATATAGATAAAGAAACTCTGCTCCATAGTACATAGCAGACTTCCAAAATTCTTCTTCAGTTTTAAACATATCTGGCTCTTCACGATGCACAGATCTATTAATACTTTCTCTTAAATCTTTTGTTAAAGCAGAAATATATCCAGAGTTAGCAACAGCTTCTGCTTTGTCTGGAGTATTATAATAAGTTTTTAAAATCTCTCCGTTATGCTCTAAATATCCGTCATAATGACAGTAAGTAGAAGTAACAGTTCCATCTTCATTTAAATTTGCAATTGCTGATCGTGTACCCATTATAATATCACCTCTTTTTCGCCAAACATTTCACAAGCTTTAATTATGCTGTTAATAAATTTTTCACTTACAACATCTTTGCTTTCGCCATTTTGTTCAATAGTTAAAATATCTCCTGTAAGATCTGAACCATCGCACCATCCAGTAACTTTAGTTTCAGTAAGATCAAACTCACCTGTTTTAATATTAAATACTGGCATATTAAATTTCATTCCAACTAATTCCATATTACGCTCCTGCAAATTGTTTCATAAATTCTTTTGATACTTTTTCTTGATGTTCTTTGAAACCAATTTCTAATTGATCTTCAACTGATTTAAGAAATTCGATAGTATCAGCAGCATCAGCCATAGCAGCCGCAAAGTTACGAGCTCTAACAACTGGATCAAAACCTTTTTCATGACCACCTGAACTTGAACCTAAATCAAAAGTCCATTTGCCATTGTGTCTTTCAATATGTAAAGTGATAGTATCGTCAGTCCAAAAACCTTCGATATTCCACCAAATATGAGCTGAACCTTGAGCAATTTCTTTAATAGTGAATTGTGATCTTGTAAATTGTTTATTCATATTTGCACCTTCTTTTTTTATTTTATAGTTATATTATACACTAGTTTCAAGAAGATGTCAACCCTTTTTTCACTTTTTTTCAAATAAAAAGATGTTAATAATCAATAACTTAGAATTATTTTTAAATTTTTTTAAAAATTAATGTACAGATAGGCTTTTCATAGGTAAAGCGTCCATCATATCAAGGGCGTGCGTGCCATATCCTGATTTAATTAGATCGACGACATCTACGAATTCCTCGTTAGATTTTACTGGTACTGTATATGCAGCTGGGCACATAAAAGTAATATGATGTTTCATATAATTTTTTGCTTCTTTTTCAGATTCAAAAGAAACAGCTTTAGTAATATCAAAGATATTTTCAGCAGAAAATAAGGCTATAATACCAGAGCCTTTACTATCATAATTTTCCGATTTAGTACCTAAAAATATACCTTCTTCAGGATCTACGATAATCCATCTGGTATTTTTTCCTTTGGGACTTTGTACTCGCATTACTACTCCTAGTTAATCAAATACGTTAAATTTATTTATAATTAAGCTGCTATGCCTTTATAACCTTCCCACCAATCAGGCGCTGGTGTGCCTTTTTCCCATTTAGCAAAAGGTTTGGAGTAGTGATAATAATTACGGTAAGCTTGTACTGGATCTCCCTCTACCATGCACTCTGGATACTTTTTCATGGCTTGTGGGAAAGTAGTAATATTGCTATTTAACATATTCGATGGAGCCTCTCTAAGAGGATCCTCGAGCTTCTGGCGGGTAGCGTGGACCTTACCAAAACGCTTTTCAAATTCATCACATAAGCCAATAAAGTGCTCATAATGCCATTGATAATTTTCTTTAGATTCACGAGTCCAAATAGTACAAGGATGATTATGATGTACTGCTCTATATAAAATATCTTCTAATTCTTTATCAGGATGTACCCAATAATTTATTAATCGTAAGCCAGATTTAGATGGACGTTTTTCAATATAACCATCAATCATACGATGAGCTGTTGATAACATTTGGCCTGATTCTACAATCATTTTTGGACAATGTTTATCGCATACCATACGAGCAGCAATAATAGGATCAGAATGTAAAACAAACATATTCATAGATTATTCCTTATCAATTCAATACCAGCTTCTTTGTATATTTTATCATGATCACCGCGTTTATTTTTTGGTAAAAGTTTATCTTCTTCTTTTAATATCCAACCAAATTCTACTTGTTGTAAAATATCACCAGCTTTTTCTGGACTTTTTAACATATCTTCAATCATATCACTGATTGGATATTTGTGTTCTTGTATAAAAACTTTACGCCCATCATCAAATTTATATTGTTGATGATAAACATAATCAAAAAGATTTACATCAGTTTTATTTTTAGCAGCAACTGATATAAAAGGAATAGGAATATAATCGCAATAATAACGTATTGCTCTATCAAGAAGTCTACGATGAAATTTATAGCCAGCAGTATTTTTTGGGTATTTAACTAATTTGCTGACAATAAAATTAACTTGATCGATAGAATCTTGTTTAGATTCTTCAGTATACATTAAACTCATTTAGCACCTTTTTATTTTTATAGTACTATTATAACATAGTTTTAAGAAGATGTCAACCTTTTTTATATACCCAACGAGTTTCAGGTTTATCTCCAAAATAACGTGCGTAAACCGTGTCACCAACCCGCTCAAAAATTAAAGGTCGCTCATCTTCTTCTTTAAGATAAGATGTTGTAGCTCCGTATCGTTTATTTAAATCAATCATCATTTTTTTCTCCATAATTAAATGCTATTGAAATTCTATCTTTATCTGTTCTATTTGATTCTACGTAATGATTAAGCCAAGAAGGAAAAATATAAAGAGCACCGGTTTCTACATTATAACTAGTTCTTGATGCTGTGAACTGTGTTAATGGCCAACTATCTGGTAAATGATATTCTGCTCCATCATTACGCTGGAAGAAAATATCTCCTTGTTCTGAACTAGCATCTACATAATAGCACCCACTTAGTACACTGCCTTGATGCATATGCAATAAATTATACGCGCCAGGCGGATTTATATTAATCCAAATGTTTCCTAGTTTAAGTTGTTGTAATCCTACTTCAGCTGCGCAAATATTTACTTGCACATCTAAGTATTCAATAAGATTATCAATAGCTTGACACTCACCAAAAATTATATCAGGACTTTGCCATCCGCCACAATTACTAATTTCACGGCCATGATCTCTTTTTTGTTTTTCATAAGCCCATTCTTTTATTGCATCATTATCTGCAAAATGAGTTACATCATCCCATATTATTTGTGGGAACCAAAGTTCCTTATTCATTGTCATTATAAATTAGTCGTCGTTCTCTTCTTGGTTTTTCTTCATTTCATCCATAATTTTAACAGTTTCTAAAGTATCATACCACCACTCTTCATAAATCTGTTGGGTTTCGATCATTCTATTAACTGCTTGAAATCTAGCCTCATCTAATCCTGGTCTAGAACCAAAGTCATAAAGCTCTTCTACAGAAGCAATAAAGTCTCCTACCCACGCGTTACGTTTGGGAGCGTAAATACCTGCAATATAATATGAAGGCAAATGTTTGAAATTTTGATTTACAAAAAATTTTTTAGCTTTCTTTTTATCTTCATCCATAAACAGTATTTATCATTTTTCCTTAGTCGCAGTACCAATTAGTAATCTCATCAATTGCAGCATCCCACGGAGTTTTATGTCTTGCTTTTCTCCACAGTTTTTCAGATACTCTCCATCCAAGATTAAAATTGAGACCTCTATGAGAACGAAAAATCCATACTATAGAAAATGTAACACGAATTCTCCACCAAAATTTTTTCATTTAATGAACACCATATAATTTATATCCTTGCTTAGCTTTTTCAATGCATTGTTTTTCATCCATTGCCCAACCATGCGCGACAGGATTTGGCCCACCTGCTTTACAAAAAACATCATAAGTATAAAATCCATTTCCTTTTGCGTTATGAATAGTATGATGTATTACATAACCATAACAACTTTCATCAAATTGTTTATTCCAAATTTTATTTTTAATTGTTGGATTTAGTGTTTCCATTTAGCACCTTTTTTAATTTTTATAATATTATTATATAATAGTTTCAAAAAGATGTCAACTATTTTTCGTACATTTCTTTGTATTTTTTTCTTACAGAAAGGAAATGTTCTAAATAATCGTATGTGTTAATTTTAAATACTTGCGGTTCATTATCATCTACAGCAATTAAAATTACACCTTGTTTGATAGGAATGCCCGTGCGTTCTAAAAATGCTGCAGCATAAAAAGAAACTTGAATAAAATAGTTTGTAATCCATTCTAATTTCTTTGGCTTTCTAGATGTTTTAAAATCTATAATAGAAAGTTCTCCGTCAAATTCTGCGATACAGTCAACTTGACCGGCACATTTTAATTTATCACTATATAAAAAACTTTCTTGCATCCAAATATTATTTACTCTTTTATCAAGAACGGATTTGATTTGATTAAAGGTAAAGAGATTAGCTGGCATCTGGTCACCTTGCCAATTTTCAATATTATTGAGGTAGTCTTCTGCGAGCTTATGGACTGCTGTTCCTCTAGTCGCTGCTTGTTGTGAAATCTTATCAGCTTCTGCTTCACCTACTCGTTTCCTCCATTCTATGATTTTTTCTTTACCAATAATTGATAATACTGTTGTAATAGAAGGATATGCATTTCCTTCTGGTGTAAAGTATTTTCTTCCACTCTCGGTTGTTTTACGTGTTAATGACGGGAGAGTAATCCCGTGATCTGCGTGATTAAATGTCATAAATCTAAACTTTTTCCAATTGTTTTATCAAGTTCTTTTAATGTTACTAGATCTTGTTTTCTTTCTAATAATGTACGTTTTGGATTGAGATTAAAAGTATCTTCAAACCAAAAATTGATGCTATCAAAAGTATCTATTAACCATCTAAATATTTTTCTTTTTTTTATCATTACATTTTCCTTTCCATCGCTATATGATCATTCGTCCACTTATTATCTATTTGTACAAAACCATGCGCTTTAGCCCAGTTGTAATGTGAATCTCTTATCCAACCAAATAATTTTCCGTAGTTTTTCCAATCACGTTCATATGAATTTGATAATAAAAACCATCCAAGATCTTTACCTCTATATTCTTTACGTATATTAAGAGTTCTATATCTTACTCTATTTTCATCCCACTGTATTAATTGTGTAGCACCTATTAACTTATCACTGTCATACAATCCATAAGAAATGCGCCTAGGATCGTGGTAAATTGTTGTATGCGGTCCTAAATGCTTAACAACTTCTACTATATTTTTCTTTGGATCTTTAAAATGATCTACTTCAATCCAATAATTTTTAATTGTTTCAAAGTCTATTTCTTTTATGGTTTTTACCATAAGGTTCTCAACGTTGTTTTTCCAATTCGATAATCCTCTGACGAAGCATATAGTTTTCTGCTTCAAGACTGCGAATTGTATTTACAAGTTTGGCACGATCTTCCTGTGCCATCTTTTCCTTGCGACCATTCTTCCAGTTATGACAAGTGTCCTTGACTGCTTCAAGATATTCTATCTGCTTGTTCCGTGTAGCACGTTCCCATTCCTTGGGATAGAGTATTTTGATTTCATCACAGTCAACATAGCCAGCATCATTGAGATGCAAATTGCCCAACCGAATATGATGTTTTAGTTCTTTGGGTTTCAGTCCAAGTAGTCTTGCTACTTTATGTAGATACAGTACCATTATTCGTTACCTCACTGTTCACTTTCTACTCATCCCACAAGTATTATCTATTTCTTTTATGTTTGAAAACTTTTTCCCAATAGTATTAAAAATTCTCTCAGCTTCTTCCATTGATTTCGCTTCAACAATCATTTTAATAATATTATGATGTGTGCCCGCGCGAGTAGTTCCTTTTGGTGTACAATATTCACATCCACTATTTTCTATATCAACCATTGCTTCGTATTGCATTAGAATAACTCCTTTTCCGTTAATACTTTAAATTCCATATTATTATCTATACAAAACTTTTCTGCATAACTCCATTTTGATTTATTTACATCCCAACGCTTTTGATAAGAAGGTTTTATTTCAACCATAATAGTTCTACCAGAAGTTGTTTCAATAACAAAGTCTGGATAATAGTTATGCCACTTATTATCTTTAGGCGAAACATATGGAATATGAATTTCTTCTGATGACCATCTAAGAATTTTTGGACTACGATCACAATATAACATAAATCTACGCTCCCACATAGAACGGTATGTAACTTTATTTACATTGCCATCATATTTAAGAGTATTTTTTGGTTTATATCTACCGCGTATTGCTACATTTTTCATAATATAATTATAACACAGTTTTCAGAAAATGTCAACTATTTTTAAGAGAGTTTGTAGATATATGCTTTACCTGCATCACTACGTATACCAGCATCATCATCTTCTCTATCAGCACTTACAATCGCATAATTACCACTTATTGCTACTGAGTAACCAAAGCGATCAGTGGCGCTTGTACTATAAGCATTTGGGTTATCTAACGTCTTTACTAAATCTCCGCTAGTTACATTGAAGATATAAGTTTTACCTGAGCTAATACCACCAGCATCATCTTCAAGATAAGCACCGACGATGGCATAGTTGCCATCGATTGCTACTGAGTCACCAAAATAATCACTAGCACTAGTATCATAAGGGTTGGGATTATCTAATGTATGAACTAAGTTACCAGTAGAAGTACTAAAGATATACGCTTTACCAGATGTATTGCCGCCTGAATCATCTTCTCCATAAGCACCTACTATAGCATAGTTGCCACTTATTCCTACCGACGAACCAAAGATATCACTAGTACTAGTACTATAAGCATTTGGATTATCAAGTGTATAAACCAAAGCACCTGTTGATACATCAAAAATGTATGCTTTACCTGAATTGGTACCACCTGCATCATCTTCTCGAAAAGCACCAACAATAGCACGATCACCTGATATTGCTACCGAATAACCAAATAAATCATCAGCACTAGTATCATAAGCATTAGGATTGTCTAGTGTATGAGCTAAAGTACCATTAGCAGTGTGGAAGATATAAGCCTTACCTGAACTAGTACCACCAGCATCATCTTCATTATAAGCACCTACAATAGCATAGTTGCCACTTATTCCTACTGAAATACCAAAGCCATCACCAGCAGTAGTACTATAAGCATTTGGGTTATCTAATGTATGAGCTAAAGTACCATTAGCCGTGTGGAAGATATACGCTTTACCTGAACTAGTACCACCGGCGTCATCTTCCGCATCAGCACCAACGATGACATAATTACCATCTATTGCTACCGACGAACCAAAATAATCACTAGCACTAGTACTATAAGCATTTGGGTTATCTAGTGTATGTACTAATGCTCCAGTTATGGTATTAAAAATATAAGCCTTACCTGAACTTAAACCACCGGCGTCATCTTCGTTACGAACACCTACAATCGCACGATCACCTGATATTGCTACCGAATAACCAAAAGAGTCATCATAACTAGTATCATAAGCACTTGGGTTATCTAGTGTGTGGAACAGGCTCCATTCTCTGCTGACACCTAATCCTATTAATGCCTGCGATGTTAAACTGGCTACTCTAGCCATTATGAATAACCTGTTGCTGATCCAATAACTTTCCAGGCTCCACCAGAAGATCTAATCAAAGTAAAACTTACAATATCAGTTCCACTTGTAGTTCCTGAAGGAGTAGATCCATTTTGCCATAGAATAGTTTGCGCCGAGCCATCAATTTGAACTGCGGTTGGCATATAAGCAGTAGCACCTTGAGTTAAAATTAAAACAACATTTATAGTTCTACTATTTGTAGTTGGAACGTTTGTAAAGTTAGCAGTAAAGTTCGCAGCTAAACTTGTATGATCGAATATTAAACCATTATTAATATTATGAGTAACAGTACCAGTAGCTCCAGTTAAAGCTGATGTTACTTCCGTTATTTCTGCAATTGTTGTTAAACCATCAATATTTAGAGTATTTGCAGAAACAGAACCAGTAATGGTAATATTACCAGTACCTATAATATCATTAGAGTTTAAGTCTAAGTTACCACCAAGATCTGGACTAGTATCATCAATTAGATCATTCATATCTCCAGTTCCAACAGCACCTTGAAGACCTATTATACCTTGGAAACCTTGTACACCTTGACTAGATCCTGCCTGTCCTTGTAAACCTTGTATTGATTGTACACCTTGGTTACCTTGAACACCTTGTGGTCCAAGTCCACCAGATGGGCCTGTGCCACCTTGTATACCTTGTATTGATTGAAGACCTTGAATACCTTGGATGCCCTGAATACCTTGAATACCTTGGAAATTACGAGGTCCTTGAACACCTTGATTACCTAATAAGCCCTGAAGACCAATTGTGCCTTGCGCGCCTTGAACACCTTGAATACCTTGTGCTCCATCAGCACCATCAGATGGACCTTGTAAACCTTGAATACCTTGACTAGATCCTGCTTGTCCTTGTAAACCTAATGTACCTTGTACACCTTGATTACCTAATAAACCTTGAAGACCGGTTGTACCTTGTGCACCTGTTCCAATTAAACCTTGAAGACCAGTTGTGCCTTGAACTCCTTGGACGCCTTGAGTACCTTGTGGACCATCTGCAGGTCCTTGAATACCGATTATACCTTGCGGTCCGGTTTCTCCTTGTAAGCCTTGAAATCCTTGTGCACCATCTGTACCATCAGAACCGGCTGTACCAGTAGTACCTTGTGGACCATCTGCAGGACCTTGTGGACCAGGATTACCTTGAATACCTTGAACACCATCAGATGGACCTTGAATACCAATTAAACCACGAGTACCTTGAATACCTTGCGCAGCTTGATTACCTTGAACACCTTGATATCCTGGAGTTCCTTCAGTACCTTGAACACCTTGAAAACCTTGCGGGCCATTACCTTGAACACCTTGTAAACCTTGGATACCTTGCGCACCATCTGTGCCTTGTGCGCCTGTTCCACCAGTAAATCCTTGAATACCAAGACCTTGAAGACCTTGGATACCTTGAATCTCGTCTCCTTGATCTCCTTTTACACCTTGATTACCTTGAAGGCCTTGAGTACCTTGTGGACCATAATTACCTTGAATACTAAGACCTTGTAAGCCTTGAATACCAGTTGTACCTTGAGCACCTTGTGGGCCATCAAAACCTTTAATTCCTTGTATGCTTGTACCTTGAATACCTTGAACACCAACACCGGATGGGCCAATATTACCTTGAATACCTTGTGCCTCTGGGCCTTGAATACCTTGAATACCTTGTGGGCCATCAGGACCATTTGGACCTATATTACCTTGTACACCCTGTCCAGTAAATCCTTGAACACCCTG